AAAATAATGCTCCCTAATCTTGGGAAACAAGCTGTAATGGATTCTGTTCGCAGAGCAGAGTCGTTTATGAAGAAAAATGAAGTAGCAGAAAAAGATACCTCATTAGATTTTTATTATAATCGCAACCTAGATAAACATTTAGAACAATGGTTTCCAGGTTCAACTCTTTCGCAGATACCTCCATTTGGAATGAGAATAGTACCTCGCTTTGCAAGAAGTAGGATGATGGTATTAAAAAACATAGATAGATACATAGATGCTGAATTAGCCACAGAATACTTAGGTTATACTCATCAGCTTGATTCTAAGGCTAGGGAGTTTAGCGAAGTAGCTTGGCTCATAGGAAAATGTTATTTCAGAAGTAAGTGGAATGAAAGACATCAAAGAATTGAATACGATTTAATCCCACATGCTAAGGAATATTGTGATTCAGATGGACAGCTATATGGTATTTCCTATGAAGTAGGAAAAGATTATCAAGGCAAAAGGCAGTTTGTTTTTTGGTCAGAGGCTAGAGATGGCGAGCCTGGAATGCATTTTTTATTTGATACTGCATCTAAAATTAAACCAGCAAATGGTAGAGATAACTTAATTAATCCTTATGGTATTATTCCCATCAGTAAAGTTCAATTTCCCTCAGACTCCATGGATGTATCAAGAGCAGCATTACAAGTATCTATTGCCATGACAGAAATCGCACTAGCTACTAGGTTTGCATTAGGCCAACCAGTTATTACTGGGATAGATACAGAAATACCTAATCTAAAAAGTGGTATAGAAAGACTTATCTCATTACCAGAAGGTGCATCCCTATCCTATGTATCACCAACAGGATCCATAAAAGACATGATAGAATCAGTTAAAATGATGGTTAATCAAGTAGGTCAAAATCATGCATTATCCATTAGGTGGGGTGAAAGTGGTACTCCTCCAAGTGGCGAAGCATTAAAGATACTTTCATTAGAGAATTTAGAAAGTAGGGAATCTGATATGCCATTGTTTAAGGAATGGGAACATAGTAGATATGAAATAGATAAAACTCTACTAAATATCCATGCAAATAAAACTTTCTCGGAATCATATGCAGTTGATTTTAGTGAAGCAAAATTTCCATTATCTTGGGCAGAGGAGAAAGATAAATATCTATTTCTACTAGAGCAAGGATTGATAAGTAAGAAAGAACTATATCTTAAATTGGTTAATCCAGATGCATTACCAGAAGAAATAGAAGAAAAGTTTAATGAAGTACAAGAGGAGCAAGTAGTAGAGCAACCAGAAGCAGCAACTCCATTACTTGACATATTACAATCATAATGACATACACAGGTAAAGATTTCAGTTTAGCATTAGAAAAAGTACAAAAAACTGCTCTTAGGATATACAATAATGCTAATAAAGCAAATTTGTCAAATGATGTAATTGTTAAGGAGTTACTAGACCTAGACTTAGACAATATTATAAAAAAAGATATGGATAAGGAATTGGAAAAGTTAATGATACAGTATGCTGCTGAATTAAAAGCCATGCAGTCATTTGCAGACATATCAGAAAATGTAATAGAATCACTAATAAGAACCGACCTAATTGTATATCAAAACAAAATAAAAGACAAAATAGATGTCATGCGAAAACTTATGATAGAATCTGTCATAGGTGATTTGCCAGTAAGTGAATTTGAAAACATAGTCGGTTTATTTGGTCTAACACCATCCCAAGCAGAGGCCCTTGTAGATGATTCACTTAGAAAGTTCAGTAGAAATGTCACAAGAGAGATGGCTAACAATGCACCAGAAGATTATCTATACATCTGGGAAGGGCCAATAGATGATAGAACAAGTGACGAATGTCTTAGGCTTATGGCTTTAGGTCCTATGACTATTAATGAGTTTGAATCTGTTAATCCAGGTGCTTTTTACAATGGTACTCATTTTGGTTGTAGGCACGAACCTCAGAGATTTACAAGGAAAGAACAATTCAAAGGCGAACAAGTAGAAAGGCAAAAAAATGAGGCCTAATCAATTACCAGATGCTAGTAGGATAGTGGACATCCCCTTGAAAGATTGGGCAGATGTTGGTGATAATGCAGCCAATGTTGTTCGTGATCAAATAAGGAACAAGAGAGCTATCAAAGGCAGTTATCATCCTAATTATGCCATAGCAAAGAAAAGCAGAAAAGCAGCTAGGAATCAATCAAGTACAGAAACAAGTTTTGTCAATTTAACATTAACTGGTAAAATGCTAGATAATGTCAAAAGGCAAAAGGTAGATAAGGATAGTGTTACCATAGGAGTCATAGGTACCTATGCTGAAAGAGCATCAGGACTACAACGTAGGGGATTTAAGAAAGGTGCTGATTGGTACATATTTAATAAAAAAATAACTAATGAAATTGCTTTAGAAACCATGAAAAGAATAGATAAAACATTTAATAAAAACATAAAGCAATACACAAAAAAACCTATCACATTTACCATAGGGAAAAGATTTTAATAACAAAAGAAGGAACTCGGACATGAGTCAAGAAAAAGTACAAGATAACGTACAAGAACCAGTACAAGATAAAGTGCAAGAGGTGGCAACTGATAGCCAGAGTAATGCAGAAACATCAAGCGATTCTGGATTGCTGCAAGAAGTAATGTCAAAGAAAGGTCAGATTAAAGACCTACAGAATGAATTGGCATCTATGAAAGCAAAAGAAGAAAATCGTAGAAAGGAACTACTCATAGCAGAAGGTAAGAAAGATGAAGTAATAGCAGAACTTGAGTTAAGAGTAAAAGAAGGAAAATCTGCGATAGAACGCTTGAACACTTTAGAGGCTAATCAAAGGGAATACTGGTTAGGTAAACTCCCTGAAGATAAGCAAGAGAAATTTTCAAAACATCCGATTGAAGTGATTCAAGATTTAGCTGAAGAATATGGACAACCAACAACGAATGTAAAAGTGGATAATCAATCCCCAGGTACATTTGGTGGCTATTCTTCGATGGCTGAATGGGCAGAATCTGATCCTGCATCTTATCAAAAGCAGAACCAAGTAAATAGAGGAATTAAAATTGGCTACAAGTAAATACAAGCCATTTGGGGTTGATTTAGATCCCAAAGGTGAATTAAAAGAAACCAATCTTCCTGATGGTGACATATCTGCTGAGATAAGAGGTGAAAAAGTTCGTTATTCAAAAATGATAGACGAACTTGAAGAAAGAGCTAATAATGTAGCGAAAGGAAAAAGACCTGCAACGAATCGAAAATACTTTAGTGGGTGGGAACCTCCAAATAAAAGGAAGTAAGTCAAATGGCTGAAACAGATACAGGGGTTGCCCAGGGTGGTTTAGATAAAGTCATAGGCGATGCAATTATCGCTTTTAACGTGGCTAATGTCATGTACCCTCTGGTATCAACCAAACAATGCCCTCCAGGGGCAATCACAGTTCAATGGCCTGAGTATACAGCAGTCGCATCATCAAGTGTTGGTGCAGCTACTGATGGCTCAGATTATACAACAGTTACAAGTGTAACAACAACAGCACGATCTGCTACAGTAAGCGAGCATGTTATTCGTGCAGATGTTACTGACCTAGCAGTCATGGGTAATGCTGATGATATTGCTGGTAATACTGGTGACATTCTTGGTAATGCTCTAGCAGCAAAGTTAGATGCAGACCTTACAGCTCTCGGAACTGGATTTTCACAGACAGAATGTGGTGCTGGTACACAATTAACATTAGATCACATCTTTGGTGGCCTAAGACAATTAAGAGCAGCAAATGCACCAGCTCCATATAACCTTGTCATGAGTGACGAAGGAATCTGGGGAGACAAAGGACTTCAAGGTCTATTAGTTGATGTTGCAGTAACTGGTTCTAATGCTAAACCAGCGTCACTATTAGGTGAGCAAGGTCAAGAAATGATGAGCCGTGGTTATGTGACTGCAATCGGTGGAATCAATATTTATTTTTCTAATGAAATAAATGATAATGTTGGTTCTGGTGGCGATTCTGCAAGTTTCATGTTCTCAAAAGGAGCTATGGGATTAGCAGTTGGGCCAGAAGGATTGTTTAGAATCGAAACAGAGCGTAATGCATCATTCAGATCAACTGAATATGTTGCAACTGGTTTCTGGGGTGAAGTAGAAGCAAAAGATGCTTTTGGTGTCTACATACTTCACGATGTTAGTTAATAACTAACTTAGATTGATGGTTGGGGGCTTTATGCCTCCAGCCATTCTAGGAGTTAAAAATGAAAGAAAAATATTTTAAAAGACCAAATGGGGATGTGGTAAAGTATGATCCCACTAAAAAGCATGACATAGATTCATTTAAAGCAAGATTTGAAGAATGTGATGCAAATGGTAACAAAAAAAGCAAAGCTAAGAAATAATGGCTATTAGTAATAAAACGCATGTTAATTCTATATTAAAAGAATATTTCATGGATGTGGCTGGTACAACTACAGCTACGAGTATGAACGATGCCATGAGAGCTGGGTTACAAGAATTAGGTTACTCTGGTGGCCTTACAACCATGTTGAAATCGTGGGCGAATGACTTAGCTGGTACAAGTAACGCATCCATATCTGTAGCTTTAAAAAATGCTGGAGCTAACTTAGTAGGTGAAGGTGTATCTGATGTAACTGAAACACTAAAAGAATTAACTAAAGAAATAAATTACGATGACATATTAGTACAATGGCAAGAAGAAAAGCGTAAATGGTCATTCATAGATTAATAACCGTATAGAAAGCTATACAAACTGATCTCATGGAAAGGAGAACAAAATGGCAAGTTTAACAAGTCAATCAATAGCATCATCATATGAACAATTACTTCATGTAGATAGAGATGGTGGTGGAAATGGAACTACTCATGTAGCAGTTAAAGATGGGGATAATGGAACAACTTTTCCAATTACGTTAGCAACTGATGCAATAATGATAACAAGCACCAATCGCTTAGAGTTTGGTGACGATGGTACTTACATACATCAATCAGCAGATGGTGTTTTAGATTTAGTAAGTGATACAACTTTAGAATTAAATGGTGGTTCTGGTAGTATGAAAATAGACACCAACTCCCGAATATCACTTTCTAATAATGATAGTGGTTCAGGGAATACAGTCTTTGGAAAACTATCGGGTGATGACCTTGCCTCTGGTGGAAATTATAATTCTTTCTTTGGGGAAAACGCAGGCCACGCAGTCACTACTGGCGATGCAAATGTTGCTATTGGGCATGGTGCTATGGATGTGCATACTACTGGAAATTATAACATCGCAATCGGATACAATGCTTTTGGTACGGCAGTAGGAGGCAGTCAGAATATAGCCATTGGTTCAGAAGCATTAGGGAAGCAAACTGAATCTGGTACTGGTTCGGTCAGAAATATTGCTATTGGAGACAATACCAATTATTACAATGTTACTGGTGAAAAAAATATTATGATAGGTACTAATGCTGGCTTAGGTGCAGATGGTCAAAGTCATGATAATAATGTAGCAGTTGGCGATGATTCTCAAAATGCATTGACTACTGGCGAAGGTAATGTTTCAATGGGAACTAGGTCTTTGAACTTAAATAAGGATGGTAGTAATAATGTAGCTGTTGGTTTTCAAGCTCTTAGAAAACTTGGAGATACTGCGAATAGTAATATTGGTATTGGCACAAATACATTAGAAAATATTACAGCAGATGGTGTTGAAAATTGTGTTGCCATTGGGTTTGAAGCGATGCGAGGCGAGTCATATTCTACAACTGGCATCAATGGTACAGTTGCAGTTGGGTATAGAGCATTGGATGAAATAGAGTCAGGAAATGGTAATACAGCTGTAGGATTTCAGGCTGGTGACACTATTAATACCGGAGCAGAAAATACTATTCTTGGGTATAATTGTGATGTAGCAAGTGGTGATAACACTAATAATGTCATACTTGGAAATAATCTTACTGCTTCAGATAATGATAATAGAGTTTACATTGGTAACGATTCATCATATGTATATAATGATTTTAATTCTGCTGCTACTTGGACACATTCTTCTGATAAAAGACAAAAGAAAGAAATAAAAGATGATACACTAGGTCTTGATTTTATAAATGACATAAGACCAGTTACATACAAACATAAATCTCCAAGTGAATTTCCAAAAGAATGGAGTGCTTATAATGCTGATGACAAAGAACCGATGGGTGGAGATAAAACAATACATGGTTTAATTGCCCAAGAAGTTAAACAGGCATTAGATAATCAAGGTGTAGATACATTTAGTGGGTGGGGTGAAGAGGATGATGGTAGACAACATGTATCATTTGAGTCTTTTGTTCTACCATTAATTAAAGCAGTTCAAGAGCTATCTGCAAAAATAGAAGAATTAGAAAAGAAAGTATAATTATTAAAAAGGGTAATTAAATGAAATGGTCTAAATATAGTGTTTTGAAAACAGCAAAAAAGGTATCTTTTACTAAGGAAGATGATGTTTGCTATTTGGTGCAAAAATTATATGATTTTGAAACTGGTGAAGCATTAACTGATTCTAAATCAAGCATAACATTAGCTCAATTAGAATTTGAAAAATCAAAACGTGATGGAGTAATTGCAGAGCTAACAGAAGAATCAACAGAATTAGCAAAAGCAATAGAAGATTTTAAGAAACTTTAAAAATAGGAGTCTAAAATGGCTAAAAAACAGAAAGAAAAGCCATTGGAAGATCAGGTTGTAACATTATTTGATAAGGAATATAAGGAATCTGAGTTAACCGATGAGCAAAAATTAATGATAAGTCATGTCAATGATCTTGATAGAAAGTTAAATGCATCAGAATTTAACCTTCAGCAATTAAGATTTGGCAGACAAGCATTCTTAGATGCTTTGAAAGTTAGCCTAAACAATGAGGATGATGAATGAAAGTAATATTATCACTTCTTTTATTTGCTACTACTCCAGACACAATCGCAACTCCTGGGGAACAAGTAGTAATGGAAGTAAAGAAGAAAAAGAAAAAAGGTAAGAAAATCACTAAGGGTAAAAAAAAGAAAAAAGGTTTTTTCTCAAAAGTATTTGGTTCTAAATGAATAAGACAATCGTAAAAATGGGAAATGATTTTATCGTAGAAAACGATGATATTGACACTTCCTATGATAATCCGATAACATATCATCACAAATCAAGTTTCATGTATGATTTCTTAAAAGTGGTTGGGATGTTATTTGTATTTCTTGTTTTGTTTTTTACGATTTTGCTTACAAATGGTTGTAGTAGTGGATGGGTTATAGCTGGATATGAATTATCAAGTATTGATTCAAGTAATGTTGAATTCATGGAGATAATGGATAAGGATTCAATGATTCATATTCATGATGAATTAATATTAAATGCAGATGTTTGGTGCTATTTACATAATCAATTTGAAATAGTGTCAGAAAATAACTAAAAAAGAAGTCAAATGGATTTTTTAGCAGTTTATTCAGAAGCAGGCATGATTGGAATAGTGGGTGCAATGTTTGTATACCTCGTAGTGTCACTTTCTAACAAATCAGCTAAACAGCAAGAAACATTAGAGAATTTAAAAATTGAGAACAAGGGTCAATCTGAGACCCTAGAGAACATGGAGGGAATGATTATTAAATTAATTAATAGATGGAATCAATCAGACGATAAACTTGATAGAAAATTTGACTTGATGACCAAAAGTATAAATCATTTGGATAATCAAGTGTCTCGGATAGACGGATCTTTAAGTCGAATTAATGGAAAAAATTAATGGATAGTCTAAAAATAGCAGCAATTAGTTTTTCAAATTACTTCATAGGATTAACAGAAATACATGAGTTACTACAAATCATAGTAGCCTTATTGTCAATAATATTATTAATAATGAACATAAAAAAGGATAAATAATGGAGTGGATGTCTTGGTCTAATTTTGCCTATTTGATGGCGATAGCCTTAGCAGCAGTTGGTTCAATGGTCGCAACTAAGTATAGAATAGTGGTAAAAGAGTTGAAAGAAGTTGCTGACACTTATCATGAAGCGATGAAAGATGGTAAAATGACCGAAAAAGAAAAAGAAAAAATTGCAAAAGAATGCATGGATGTTGTGATGTCATTAGTAAGGTTGGTTTGGAAGTTTTAAATATTACATAAAACAAGAGATAATGGACTTTAGAGAGATAATAGACAAGGTAATTGAATCAGAAGGTGGATCAAAGATAACCAAAGACCGATTTGATGCTGGTGGAACAACAAAGTATGGCATATCGCAACGAGCATATCCTGATTTAGATATTGAAAATCTTACAGAACGAGATGCTAAGGAGATTTATTACAATGATTATTGGCTACCTAGTAAGGCAGAAAAAGTACCAGCTCAAATTAGGGAAATTTACTTTGACATGGTTGTGAACTTTGGTCGTAAAGGTGCAGTAAAGGTTCTTCAAAGGGCTTGTAATGGTAAAAACAAATATAGCATAGCAGTAGATGGTGGTATTGGGCCAGCTACACTTGGAGCTTGTAAGAACCTAGAGCCTGATAGATTGAGAGCCTATAGAGTTTTGAAATTTGCGAGTATTGTAAATAAAAAACCAACTCAAGAAAAATACTGGTTTGGTTGGTTTAGGAGGTCATTAAAAGTCTAATGTTTATTCATTGTCCAATAGTAAATAAAATATGTGCATTTTGTGGAAAGTCTAATGATGTGTTGTATTGTGGAATTTCAAAAAAAGAAAATAAAATAAACCTAATGAACACTTGTCCATATAAGCCAAGAAAGAGAAAACGATGAAAACACAATTTGAAAAAGCCATGAATGATGAGTTTGCGAAAGAATTACCATTCATAAACATAGAAACTGCAATTAAGTTAGCAAGAGAAGTGAAACTATTAGACTTGATTGATGCAAATGGTAAGACAATAGGAATAGTTGCAGAAATAATTAGCAGACTTAAAAATGCAGAATTTGAAATATTAGATACGAGCATAGGAGAGTTTGAAGCATGAGTACATACGAATCATCATATTGTTCCCAAGCAGATATTCAGTTTGTGTTGCCAGAAATGGCGA